GAGCGCCAGCATCTGTTCAGGGGTTGCCCCGGCAATGGCTTGCTTGATGGCGTCGGTCGTCTTGTCAGTCAAGCCGAGGGCGTTGGCGGCTGCTGTAACCGCCATGCCGCCCAGCGGCCCGCCGATTGCCGTGCCAATCCACGGCGAGATGGTCCGCAAGAGGGTGCTGAAGTCCATGTCAGGCCCCGATCAGATTCGACGCGATGCGCCTGGCCCAGCCGCCGCCAAACGCTGGCCATACCTTCAGCCCGGCCATGAACATTAGCCGGTGGCCGTTGTACTTTGCCGCCGCGTCGGGTGTGGCGCGGGCCGCTGCGAGGGTTTGCGGCCCCAGCGCGCCGTCGGCATCTGTCCCAACAGCCCGTTGCAGCCAGCGTATTGACTGGCCCACGCCAGAATTGACAGCGCCGTCAAAGATATCGAAGCGCAGCGACTCTGGCAGTTCGTCAGCCCGCACGGCATCCCAGTATGATTTGCGGTAGATCACTTTGCTTTGCGCTTGCGTGAAGTCGCGCATGTCGCCGCTATAGCCGTTCGCTCGCGCCACGGCTTGCGTGACGCCCCAGTTCGTCGCGCCGCCGCTGTCACGCAAATCGTTACTGTAGCCACCCTCGTGTCCGAGCAGGCGCTCAAAAGCTGTATCGAAATTCATCAGCGTGCCCTCGTTTTAAGATCTAACCGCAGTTCCTTGATGTCAGACTTAATATCTATCAAAACACTTTTAATGTCACCTTTGATTTCTCTAATTTCAATATCGTGGCGCTGGTCCATATCACGCGCAGACACCTGAATTTGCTCGATCTTGCTAATGCGCTCATTCATGTTCGCGTAAGCTGCTGCGCCACCAAGGGCCATGCTGACGGCGGTTAGGACATTGCCAAGAGTGATGCTGTTGTCAAACTTCATAGTGGCTTGTCCTCCGTGATGTGTGAGCCGTCCGGGTCATACGGATCCAGCAGTGGCACAAACCACATGGCTGTGCGGAAGCGCCAGCCGTTGCTGTACCGGATGTGTCGCTTCAGGCGGGCGGTCACTGTCAGCTCTTGGGGCAGCTCCAACAGCACGACCGTCATGACAACGATGTTGACAAACGCATCGAGCAGATACCCAACGATTAGCACCGGCGTGCCCATGATCCGGGCGTTGCGATGCAGCAGGCCAGCGTCCCGCGCGCGCTGTAACGACATCACCGCCAAATAGAACACCCACAGCGCATACACAGCACCGAAGCACACCAGCAAGGCGTAGAGCGCGGTCATTTCTTCAGCCCTGCAAAAGCCAGCTTCACAGACACTGGCGCGTTGCCAACGATGAACAGCCAGGCATTGAGGAAAGCCGCGTCGATCTCGTCCTTGGTTGTGCAGGCGCTCAAGTCTGTAGCGGTGATGTCCCGGCACCCTTGCTGCACCGTTGCAATGGCTGTCGCGTCTGCAGTGTTGCCCCGAGCCAGAGCTTCGGACTGCAAGCCTGCAAGCGTAGGGAACAGCCTAGCGCGTAGGGCGCGTACTTCGGTCAATGCAGCAGTTTTAAGGCTGTCTAGGCTGGGTACGTCTGCCGGTTCTGGGGTGTTGCCTTCTGAGAGCCATTGCAGGTAGGCTGCAAAATCTGTGTTGGCTCGGTCAGCGGGGATGCTTGCGCCATCATTACGGGTGATGCTGCTTGAGGAGGTAAGTTTGTACATGATTTATAGCTCCGCTGACGCAGCCCAGTCGGTAAAGAAATTTGAATTGTTTAGAGTTGCTAAAGACCCTGCGGCGTTTACCAACAAGGTATCTTGAGTAATAGTTAATATTTGAAGGCCTTGGGAATTGACAAAGCTCGTATTCTTAAAAGTTATCGTGGGAGTTGTTCTTTTGAACACCAACGATTTGGATGCGGTGATGCTTGTTGATGTTGAACTTACTGACTGAGTGCCCAAGTTGATCCCCACTTCAAAATACCGCTGGCACAACGCCAACTCCAGCCCAATCGGCCTGCGCTCAAACGGGGTAGCTACTGAGCCTGCTTCGAGCTGTACCTCTGTGACGTTAATGAAGTTGCCTGTTGTCTTCGTCCATTGGGTGCTGGAAGTTGAGCAGGCGAAGAACCCCGACAACCATGAATTTGTAGTTACTGCTCTCCGAGAACCTTCGTTGTTGTACCCAAACTGCAATCTCAGGCCTGTTGCCGTGTTGTTTGTCAATACACTGACGGCTTCCAATGGGATGGTCACGCTAATATTATTGACACCAGAAACCACGTTTGCATCAACAATGTAAGAACGGGAGGCGTCTGAATTGTTAAGAGCTACCGCAAACTTCCCGGCCCAATTAGTTTCTACTTTTAATGAAATAGTTACGTTATTTCCATTTAGATCAAAACAGTTTTGAGCCTCTATAATATGTGAGCCGCATTGAACTTGGAACGAAGAAGATAAATCTGTGACAGCAGCCGTAGCGGTAGCTTTTTGGCTTTTTGAGCCCCCTAACGTGGATTGTTGAATTGTGATAGTCCCGCCAGCGTTATTCTGTGAGAAAAAGCGATCTAGAACGTAGTTGGTAGCCGCTGAGGCAGTAACAGCAGCCCCGTTATTCCTCTGGTCAATCCGCATGTCACCATTGATGATGCGGTTGCGCATACCCAGTGAATTTGATGCGGCAATGGATAGCGGCTTACTGGCGTCGCTGGTGTTGTCCACATTACCCAAGCCCAAATTGGCGCGAGCGGCGGATGCGGTGCTGGCCCCGGTGCCGCCAGTGGCAATAGCTTCGACGACAAAAGCCCAGTTGGTTGTGTCGGTGCTGGGGTCAACCGTGCCTGCACCAGCCGTTAGTCGGCGGTACGGAAACCCATTGACCGGGCTGCGTCGAACGTCAACCACGGTGTAGGTGGTGCCCGACACCCATAGCGGCGCGCCGACGCTGTTGGCTGACGCTGCGGCGTTGTTGGCTTGAGCGGTCGCCAGGCTTACCTGCGCAGCTCCGTTTGTAGTCGCCAAGTTGGCCTGCGCGGTCGCCAGACTTACTTGAGCAGCACCGTTCGTGGTGGCCAAGTTGGCCGATGCTGCGGCGTTTCCCGCGCTGTTGTTGGCTGAAATCTCCTTGGCGTCTACGTTGGCTTCCAGCGCGTTGGCTTGCGTGCCGAACGCAGGCAACGCCGCTAGAAAAGCATCCCCGCGCGCGGCAAAGTTGGTGGGGTCAGTTCGCAGCGGGGGCGTGGGTAGTGTGGTTATTGGCATGGGTTTCCTTTCGTGTGCGGGCCGGGCTTATGCCAAGCCTTCAATTTCAAGTGAGCAAAGCGACATGTTGTAATAAGCCACGTCGGTCGAAAAGTCGCGGTAGTAACCGAAAACAATCAGGGCTTCGTCGTATTGGCCGTCGTCCACACCAATCCAGACGCACGGCGTGGCGCGCAGGTCGTACAGCAAACGCTGTACCCGGTTCAGTTGTGCGCTGTCAACATTCATCCGGGCCGTCATGCGCTTGGAAAAAGCACGGCGAACAAAAGTCGTGACGCCGAATGCGTCCGTGGTTTTGGTGCTGTAGTCGGTGATGCCCGCAGTCGCGCCGTAATTGGTGCCGCCAAGCTCGGCGGTTCGGCCAAAGGCGATATGCCCCACCGACACCGCGCCATCACCACGGAGTTCAACCACGACATTAGCCGACGCAAATGGCGGGATGTTGGCAAACACGATCTGCGTTCGCACCAGCAGCGGATCGAAGAAGAAATACTGATACCAATCAACGACGGTACTGCCATCCATTCCGGCTATCTGGGTGAATATGACATCGCCGCCAGGCCCGTCGCGCACTGTGACAGTCGCCGAGTTGGCCACGACATTGACCAGCGCCACCGCGTCCACGATGCCAGGGTTCAGCGTAAAGTCCAGCGCCGTGCTACCAGTGGTGGACGTGCTGACCTGGCCGTCAAATGCCGCCGATATGTTGTCTGGGCCAATATTCACCCACTTCGTGATGTTGGCTTCGGGCGAAAAGTTCAGGTTGTTGGCGGCCAGGCTTTGATAGATGCGCTTGGAAAACCGCACCGTCGCGTCTGCCGCGTAAGTAGTGGCGCTGCTCCACAAAGCGACGGTTTCAACCGCCGTGGTCGCCGCCAGCATGGCCGGCGTAAACGTGGTGGGTTTAACAACTTTCATGCAGCCGCCGTTTTAAGTGAGTCGCCGCCTTGACTTACGCGGTCAAGGATGCGGGTGGTTTTGGATGTGTGCTGTGCAATAGCCTGCAACTCGGCCCGCATGTTGGCGTTGTCTCGTCGCAATGCCCGCAGTTCTGTTACCACCTCGGCACTGCCGTCGCCGCTTAACATGTTTCGCGTTTGCGAAGCGTTAAAAATGCGGCTCGGCCCCGTGGCTTCCAGTTCCGGGCCGTTCTCCCCAACAATGCGTAACCCGCCGCCAAACATTCCGCCGTTGGCGAAACCCCGGATGCCTTGGTGCGTCAGGATGGTGTCATCGAAGGTGCCGCCGTCACGGATGCGTGTGTAGTCGTATGTTCCGCCGTCACGCACGGGCGTGTAATCTATATTGCTAAAGTCTGGTATCGGTTGGCCAGTAATGGCGGCAATCACAGCGCGCAGACCCCCGGCAGTTTTTTCGCTGCCAGCACTAACAGCGTCGGAAATTATCCTTTCTGCTGATTGTGCGTTTGCTTCGATGGCGTTGATCGCAGCATCAATGCTGTCAAGCAAAAGCAAGCTTTCGGCTGCGTAGTCTTTCGGTGCGCTGGCAGCAAGCTGGGCCGCAATGGTTTCGCTTTGCGCCAACAATCGGGCAGTCGCCACCACCCATTCGGTGCGGTTGCCCGACACATCCATCAGGGCGACACTCAACTCCGGTAGAGCGGACGCCAACTTGTCGGCGTACCCGGCTTGTTCCGCGCCGGTCGTGGATAGCGCCATGCTGTAGTTGCCCGCGAACTGACGCTGACGCTCAACCAAAGCTTGCGCGCTGTCCAGTTGGCCGAATCGGGTTTGCTGAATGGCCGCCCGCAAGTTGCTGGCGCTGGTGGTCATGACGCTGGCAAGTTCGCGCTGCGCTTCAAAATACTTGACGGTTTCTTCCCGCAACTTGCTCAACTTGCCGACTGCTCTTCCCGCTTCAATCGCAAAATCCTGCAGGCTGGCGACATAGGCCAGTTGGGCAGCGCGGGCTTGGGTGACGGCGGCGCTCTGACTGTTTACCGCCTCGCCTAAATCGGCTTGTGCTAGAGAAATCCGGCGAGCGCTTTCGAGCAGGCCAATCGTGTAAGCGGCGGATTGAAGGTCGTAGGTGCGCTGTGCCGCCTCTCGTGGGGCGCGACTGGCTATCTCGGCTTGTACGGCACGCACGGCGTTGTTCTCGCCGCTGTTGCTCGGCCCGAAGCGTCCGGGGTTGCTGTTCAGGCCGTAACCATAGTCAACAAAGCTGTTGAATTTTCCGCCCTCCATCGTGCGGTAATTCGCCACGTTGGCAAGTGCTGCCTTTGCCGTGGCGTTCGTTGAATTCATGGCGACGATAGCTGCGTCAAATCCCGCCGACGAAGGCTGCATTGCTTGCGCCTGTGCCAAAGCCGATTTTTTCACTAGAACCTGTGCGTCCGCTTGGGACAGTGCGCCCTGAGCCAGCGTAGCCCCGGCATTGCCGGGAGCGTTGAGAGTCACGGCAGCAACACGCCGGGCGATCTCGTCACGGCTCAGGGTTCGTGGCGCATCAATTTGCAGGCGGGCACCGGCCACAGCTTGGCGCTCGCTCGCTAAGCCGTCCAAAACGCTGCTAACGCGCTTACCTATGCGGGTGAAAACAGCGCTGACGGTTTCGGCAAAGACATCAAGGCTTGCGCCCGCCAGACTGCTAGTCAGCTTGGCAAAGTCAATATCAGCACCCTCGGCGTAACCGGCCAACAGGTTTGCAACGATTTTCTTGGACTGCTCGGCCACCGCATCGGCGACTTGCGCGAACTGCGGGGCGATGGTGAGCAACGTGGCGTAGGCTTTACGCCCAGCGTCGGTGGTAAGGTCCATCGACAGCGCAAGATCGCGGAAGGCCCCCTTGTTCAGCGGCACGGCCAGACCGATCTCAGCGAGGGTGGCCGAAATTGAGCTTTGGGCTTTGGCGATTTGCTCGGCTTCGCTGTAAAAGGCGTCGAAAAATGCTTTGCTCGATGCGGCCATCTTGTCGAGGCCGCCGAATGCGTCGGCCAACTTGCTCGCAGCGTCGCCACCCGCAAGGCTCACCGTCAGGAGTTGTTTGTCCAGCAGTCCAAGGGCCGCATTGACCGAACCTAAACTGGTCGCCAGACGCTCCAACGTTGCCAGCGAAGTTTCACCGGCCTTGGCAAAGCCGCCGGTGTCAAAAGAGCTTGCCAGCTGGTTGCCTGCATTGGCCAAGGCTTCTTGAATTTTGGCCTCAGCCGCTTTCGGGTCCAGTCCTTTCAAGCTCAAACTGATCGTAGACGTGAAGCCGTTGATGCGCTCTGCATCCAAGCCCAGCGCAGTAGCAAAGGTGCCGACTTGCACGCGAATCAACCCGAAAGCGTCCCCAAGTGCGGCGCGGGTGTCTTCTGCCAGCGCACTGGTGTTGGTCTTGTCTGAGCGGAAAAACCCACCCTTGAGTTTTTCAAATGAGTTGCCTTCAAAGCCGCGCATACCGCCGAAAGTGCCCTGAATGCCGGTGTCGTCAAGCTTGCGGCCAAACAATCGGTTGAAAACGCCCGCGCCCGCACCGATTGCCGCGCCCACCAGAGGCCCGCCGATGGCGCTGCCCACGGCAATGCCGACTTTTTGGAATGTGTCCATGCCCTTGCCAGCGCTGTACCCGTCAGAAATCAAAGACCGGGCCATGCTGCCCATGGCATACCCGGCCAGCGTGTCACCCACCACGCCCAGCGCCGTGCCCATCGCGCTGCCGGTGGACGTCAGCTGCGTTCCTGCTGGCGCAAAGGCTGAAGGGTTGTTGCCCGCGATTGCGGAAGAGTTAGACAGTCCCAGTGATTGACCGGTACTGCTGCCCGCAAACTTGGTGAAAGCGTTGCTCAGGCTGGCCATCGGGTTGGTGATAGACGAGAAGTCAAACCCGCCCGCACTGCTACCACCACCGGCGGCATTGGCCGGGCCTGAAAACCCCAGCGATCCGGTAACGCCAGTCACGACGCCCTGAATAGCCAGTTTGAGCACTGTCGTCTTGAACAGGTTGCGGATGCCGTCCCAAAAGCTCTTGAAAAAGCCTTTGCCGGATTCAAACGCGCGGTAAAGGCTGTCGGTCAGGCCGGTGTAGACGCTATCTGAGAACTTTTTCCACTCGGCGGTGGCTTTTTTGGCCTCTTCCGCTGCTGTCTCGCGTGCCCCACCGTCTTTTTGCGCCGTGGCCAGGTCGCGCATGGCCTGAACCTTTGCCATGGTGGCGTCAAACTGTTGCACGTCGAGATTGCGGTCAAGCTCTTTGATGGCCAGGCCTTCCAGCGTCGATGCCTTGTCCAGTTCGCGTTGGGCGGTCAGGGCGGCAATGGCTTCTTTGGACAGGCCAATGCTGGCCGTCTGGTCTAGCTGCTTATTGATCTGCTCTTGCAGGCTGGCCGTGTCTTTGATGGTGGCGTCAAGCGATTGCTGGCGCTGCTTGTTGGCGTCTTCCGTTGCCTTGAGTCGGGCCACATCAATGATGCGAAGCGCCTCGCCCTGCAACAATTCTTCCAAGCCTTTGCCCAGAAGCGCGGCTTTAGCTTCCGTCAGCTTAAGCGTGCCATTGCGGACGTCCTCCAGCACCTTCGCTGCAACTTTTTGCCCAGCAGTCAGCTTGTCGCCCTGCTCTATTTCAAGCTTGACGGCTGCGACACGCTCGTTTATGCCCTTCATCACGGCGATAAATGGGTCTACCGGACCTTTGGCCCCGTCTGACTCCTTATATTTATCGCGGATGCCCGCAAGCCGAACATTCAGGTCCACCTGTGTCAGCAGGCCCGCATTGACCAGCGCTTGACCTTCGGTGGTTGCCTTCAGAAGCTCTTTTTCGCGCTTCTCAGACTTTGTGGCGAACTCCGCACCCTGCTTGGTAAAGTCGATGTATTGCTTCGTAATTGCGGCCTGCTGGGCCTGCCCTTCAACCGTGCGTTTAATGACGCGCTCCGATTCAGTCAGCAGCGAAAGCTCCTGCTTTTTCTGTTCGAGCAGTTTCGTCTGGAAGTCAACCGCCTGTGCGCTGGGCAGGTTGCCAGAAGCAATTAGCGCCTCGGTGTTACCGATTTCTTTGCGCTTGGTGTCGATCCTGTCCTGGTTCGTCGGGGCACGGCCCACGTTCATCGCGGCATCCGCAGCGCCCGAAATCGCATTTTTGACGGCTTTCCATGCACCCTCTATATAGCCAACATTCGCAACGATCTGCCCGGTCCGGGCGGCGAGGGTGTCGGCAAATGTCGTCTGTGCCAGATTGGCGGCTTCCGTGGCGCGGCCCTGGTCTTCCAGCGCCTTGATTTGCTTGTAAACGGAAACCGTCAGGTAGTTGATCTGCTCATTGAGCTTGACGCTGGCTTCTACCGGCGCTTTACCCAGCTCGGCGAACTGCTTGACGGTTTCAGAAACGGCTGTGCCTGTGGCTTTTTCGAATTGCACGGCGGCTTGAGAAAAGCGTTGCAGATTGTCGGCCCCGACTTTGCCGCTGGCCGCAAACTCAGTCAGCGCCGCTGCCGCCGCCCCCTGTGTGCCGGTGACTTTGCTGATGGCTTGTGCGAAGCCCTGCAGCTGCCCGGCTGTCGCGCCGCTGGCGTTGCCCGACAGAATCAGGGCTTTGCTGAACTCCGTGGCCTCCTGCGAGCCTTTGAAGTAAGCCAGGCCCAACGCACCCGCCGCCGCCGCTGCTACGGTGAAGGGGTTGATCAGGCCCACCACGTAGCCGCCCAGCGCCTGAGCTGCGTTGCCTACGCCGCCAAACATGTCCTTGAGTTGGCCACCCTGCTGCAGCAAAACGGTCAGTGGCTTTTGCCCGCCCTGCAAACTCACCACGATGTCGGTGAACTGTGCGGGTACGCCGCGCAGGGCGTTGGCCGTCTGCGCTGCGGAGATGCCAATTTTGTTCAATGAGCCGGATGCCGCTGCGCCTGCGTTGGCGGAAGCTGCCGAAAGCGCCAATTGCGCCTGCTCGGCTTTTTTAAGCTCGTCAATGTAGCCGCTGAACTTGCTCAGGTCCAAGCCCTTGTCATTGATTTTGAACTCAAGCTTTTCGCTGGCGGTCTTGCCCAGCAGGTTCAGGTCTTGCGTTGTCCGCTTGATGCTGTCGCGGATGCGAGACTCCGAGCGCGTCAAATTCTCTGCGCCCTTGGCCGCGCCGTCGCCGATCTTGTCAACCGCTGCCCCGGCCTTGCCTGCTGCGCCCGCGACATCGGTGGCCATGCGCTCGGCTTTGTCACCAATGCGGTCAAACCCGGCTTCGGCGTTTTCCGTGCTGACAACGACGGCGGCGGTAATGTTGAGATCGGCCATGCGGGTCCAATAGAAAAGCCGCCTCTGGGGCGGCTGTTAGTCTTTTTTGCGGTTCATGGCTTCAAGCGCCGCGAATTCCATCACCTGGATGTCCGCAACAAACTGATCGAAGTCTTCGTCGTTTAAGCGCTTGCGGTCGAGCAGTACAAACAGGACGTTGTAGTCCAGCCCGGTTGGGCCGACGCCGCCCACGCGCCACTGGGTTTGCAGGCGGTGAAACACCTCAAACGCGGGCCAGTTCTCCGGCCACACTTCGATGCACTGGTCATCGGAGCGAGCCGCGAGCGCCGCCAGGAACGCATTGGCTGGCCTGGCTTCTTCTCTTTCGTAGATTGCCGCGCCAGCCTGTCTCAGTTTCCCAGGCGGCCTTCGGTGCAGGCCAAGTTGTAGGCGGTCATCAGCGCCACAGCAGCGCCGGGCAGTTCGTCGGCGAGCTGCTGCAGGTTTTGGCGGTTCAGCTCTTGGTCTTCAACATCCCAGCCAGCGAGCGCCAAGGTCAGGTGGTCGGCGTTCTTGTCTTTCGTCTTGGCGAAGATGACTTCGAAATCCGGCTTTTCGTCGGCTTTGGGCGTGTCGCCTGCGTCAGCAAACACCTGATTCAGGAACTGGCCGAACTGCGTGCGGGTGCGGTAGTGAAACGTCGCTTGGATGACGCCTTCGCTTCCGTCCGGCATCGGGAACTTGACCGCGCAGGGTTTGAATGTTTTTGGGGTGTTGCCCAGCTTGATTTTTGACATGATGTACTTTCTGTTCGCAAGGGTGAATAAATGCCCGTGTGCACCCGCGCCGCCCTTGCGAAGAGCGAACGCGGATGCACCGGTGCGGGGGTGGCTTTCGCCGGATTTCAGTAGCTGATTGAACGGCCCAAAACAGTCATCGCGGCTTGCACGGTGTTGACCGAATTTACATTCAATTGCGGAAGCTCGGACACGCTCAAGAACCCGAAACCGTAGGTCACAGCGCCGCCAGAAATCACCTGCTTAAACGCCACCTTGGACAAATTGCGCGAAATTTGCAGCATGGTGATGTAGGCCGGAAGCGACGGGTCATGCGCCAGCGACAGCGTGATGGACGTGGCGTTAAAACCAGTCGGCACACGGATGGCGTTGCGCTTGGACAACAGCTGAACATCGGTAAACCGGGCGTCGCCGCCTGAGCCGCTGATGGTCAGCACCTGCGGGATGGCTTGGAACGCGCTCAGCTTTTGCGCTGTGCCCGCACCACTGCCCGCCGGGAAAAACCCGGTGTTGCTGGTGTCCAGGCCGCGAATGGCAAACGTGTCAACCGTCAGGACGGTAATGAGGTAAACCGAATCGGTGGCGTCTTCAAAGCCTGATGTCAGCAGAATTTCGTCGCCAGTCGTGTAGCCGTGGGCTACGCTGGTGGCAACCGCCGGGTTGGCGTTGGTGATGGCCGTGACGGTTCGGGCAGCAGCAAACGTCTGCGTGAATAATTGCGCTGAGCCTTCGGGGAAAAATAAAGCCATGGTTGGCCCTTTCAGTGGAATTTGCCCGCAAAGGGCGTAGAAAAACCCGCTGCCATTGCTGAAAGCGGGGTGCTGTAAAACCCTTGCGGGTACAAAAAAGCCGCTGTTTAGGCGGCTTGTGTTGTTGGGGTGGCTTTCGCTGGCTGTAAAAAAAGCCCGCCGGTTTAAGGGCGGGCTGGCTCGCTTCCGACAAGCAAAATCAAAACGGGAGAAGCACTTGCGCGCGCTCTGCGGCCATGACGACGCGCTGCTGCATGGGGGTTTTCTTGTCCTGCCAGCGGCGCAAACCTTTGCCGCAGATGCTGGCGACCGCGCGCTCGCTGGTGTATTCAAGCCACGCTTGGTTGAACGCCTGTTGCCAGCCCTTGCCCTCTTGCATGTGGGCGTCCAGCACGTTCAAGGCCCAAGCGCGGAAGTTTTTGGCGGCGTCGGTTCGGGCAAACATGCCCAGCAGGTGACAGCCGCGCAAACTGAAAATCCGAACGTCCTGCATTCCGCCTGGGGTTTGCATCCGAACCAGGGCGGTCATATCGGACCGGAACTCATCGGCGTGGCGGCTGTACAGCTTGCGGACACGGGCCTCAATCAAGGGGGTGTCACTTTGGGTACCCCCTTTGTCTTTTGCGTAGAGGGCGCGCGCCACTTCTGCCAGCGTCAGGTGCGGCTCTCCGCTGTGCTGGATGACGTTGAACTTAGTGCTTCGGAATTCGAGCTTTTGCATGGGTTTGCCTTTTTGAGTCGGAAATGAAAAAGCCGCCTCAGTGGGCGGCTTGCGGGTTGACGGTCTTGCGCCGTTATCTGGTTGCGTAAATCTCGAATCTTTGGACGCAACCGTATAGCTGCACGTCGTCCTCGTACACGCTAATCGGCTCACCCTGCGGCGTGCCAATAAAAGCGGTGGTGGCGCGGATGGCGGCTTCTATGTCTCGAATCAGCAGCAGGGCGGCAAACCGGGTGGTGGCGTAGCAGGACACCTGCATCAGCGTGTGGCGGTGGCTGGCGGCGGTGTTGTCGAGGAAGCCAAGCGATTCGCCGCCCAGGCCTTGCCATGTGACAAAAGGCCGTGCCGTGCCGCTGGGGGCGACGTCCGGGAAGGTGCGCGGGCACTTCGCCAAAAGCAGCGCCTGTAAAGCCGACTCCATGCTCATGATTTGTTCACCTCATCAATGAAACTGGCCTTGATCGCTTCTTTGACTGCTGCGCGGGTTTCAACGACTGAGCGGGCAATGAAGGACTTCGCGCCGCGCCGACTGTTGCCGTACTCAGCGACAAAACCATAAGGCGCTTTTGTCTTGTTCCAGCTCACCTCGTAGGTGCTGATGTCCTTGAAGCTCTTGTTCTTGGAAAACACCTGATAAACGCTGTCCCGCAGGTTGCCGGGCTGGTACGGGCCGTATTTCTGGCCGCGAATGTAGAAATAGTGCGCCTTGTCCGACACGGGAGCGTTGATGCGGGCGCGCTCATAGATGATCTGAACGCCTGCTTGCGCTGCAGGCCGGGTGGCCGCGTGCAGTTTGTCCGCTGCGGCAGTCAGCTGTTCTTTGAACGCCGACAAATTCATGCTGATACGCATGGCCATTTACGCCACCACCTCGGTAGCCAAATCCACGAACACGCGCCCGCCGATGTCCGGCATGACGGCGGTGATGGCATAAACCACACCACCATGCGCCACGCGCATTCCGGCTGTGATGTCGCTGCGGTACCGCGCCCTAATAGACGCCTGCACGGTGCTGGTCACAGCCCCTGACTTGATGGTTTCCATGCCCGACTTCATCCGGATGTTGGCCCAAAAGCTGGCAACGTCTACCCATCCCGGCACAGGCTGGCCGATTTCGTCCACTGTGTTGCTTGGTGCCTGTAGAACGCAGCGGCTATTCAGGTCGCCTGCTTGCATCACATGGCCCGAATCTTGTAGACGTCCAGCATCTGATCAGCAAAGCCCTGTGTGACGGCTGGCCTGTCGGCACTGCGCTCACGCATGGCGTACATGTCACCCACGGCCAGTAATATCCAGTGCCGCATCGGTGCCGGGACGCTGGCACCAGTCTCCCCATATCCGGCGGTGTACTGCACCTCAACGGCGTTGATACGTTCTTGCGTCGGCGGCCAGGCCTTGTTGACGCCCGGCACGATATAGCCGACTTCGCTGTTGGCGTTGTCCACCAGGTAGTCAGCTGGGTCCAGTGTGCGTTGCACGCCATCCGGGTCAATGAATCGCACGCTGGCCACGCCGATCAGCGGCGGGCGGGTTAGCTCGATGGCGTCCGGGAAGCCGTCCAGCGTCAGCGTCCAGCCGCTCGTCATCAATGTCCGCTGGGTGATGTCGCTGCAGGCCGCGTGGGCCGCACTGATGATTGCGCTGATATAGGCATCGTTGGCCGGGTCCGCCAGGTCTTCGCGCAAGTGCTGCTTGGCCTCGGCCAGCGTCACCGGGTCAGCGGCTGGCGGTGTGGTGCGTTTGAGGCCCATGATTTACGGCTACTTATTGAGCCAGCAGTGATTCAGCGTAGGCGACGGCAGCCGGGTCGGTGTCCACCTGGCCCGACTTCTCGGCATCGGCTACCTGCTCGGCTGGCAGTGTTACCACGTCATTGGGTTGGCCGTAATGTCCGGCCACCAGCACGCGGGCTTTGGTGATCTGCGGGGTGTCGTCAATTTGCGGGGTGGGTGTTTTTGTTGCCATGTGTGTGCTCCTTAAATCGCAATGAAAAAGCCGCCCGGCTGTGATGCGGGGCGGCTTTGGCGTGGGACTGCTTAGGTCGCAGAATTCACATAGGCCTTCAGCGCAGCGGCGTCCAGCAGGTTCGAGCCGGTGCGAGTCCAACCGCAGAAACCAACCTGGCCATTCAGCGCGAAGGCCGAATCGTCAAAGCGGCGCAGGCTGGTAGAGCCTGCTACGTCACGGATGACAAACTGCGAGAAGTCACCGAACAGGATGGAACGTGCGTTGGCGGCCATGGCGGGCATGTCGTCATTCACGGTATAGGCGTACTCGCACAGGGTGCTTGGCACACCGCCTGCGATGCCTTCGCCTGCGCCGGGGTTCCAGATCGGACGGCCCGTGGTGTCCTTGAGCTTGCGCAACACTGCCACAGACGTGTCCCGCAACATGAAGCGTGCACCGCGTGCGCGGTAGGCGCTGTTCACCGAATGCACCAAGTCCACCAGATCGTCATAGGTGACGGTCAGCGTCTGGCCGCTGCTGCCGCTTTTGCCGACAGTAGCGCGAGTCACGGCACCGAAAGGCTGGCCGCTGCCGGTGCCCACGGTGTAGTGCTGGTTGCTGATTCGGCCCAGACGGGTTGCCAAGCGCTGCGTGACAAAAGACACGACGTCAATAGCGCTGTCCTGCACCAGCTCCCACGGCAATGCAATTTTCTTGGAGCTGTACTTGTACGGGTTGACGGCCACGGTGCCAAACGTCACATCTTGCCCACTGGCGGCAGCGTTTTCCGCCACGATCTCGCCCACTTCAGAAGTGCCATCGCTAGACGGGAAATTCATGGTGTTGCCGCCCGCCGTGCTCATGACTTGAGCGACTTCGCGCATACCGCCGAAGGCTTTCATGGCGTCAACCACCAAGGCTGCGATTTCAGCGGGAACAGTGAACCCGCCTTCGGCGCTGGTGGTGGTGCTCATGGCGTTGCGGATGGCGACGGCCTGCTCAGCGGACACGTTGTTACCGTGGCGCAGGTACAGGGCGACAGCTGTCATCGCGTCAATGCCTTCGTCTTTTTGCTTGCCGGGCTTGCCGACATTCTCAAAGAAGGCATCAGCATCGAGTTCGCGCATCCGCTCGATGGACTTGATTTGAGCTTGGGTGCGCTCAATTTCGTTGGCGATGCCATCGAAAGTGGACTGCTCTTCAGCGGTCCAGGTTTGCGAGCCTTTTTCAGCAAGCTGATTCTTGGCGGTCGTGGCGAGGTGTGCGGTTTTCTCGCGCAACTGTGTAATGTTGTCCATTTTGGACCTTTCAGGAGTGAAAAAGGGGCATCCGGCCCCAACGGTTTTCAGGCGCGAGAAGCGCTAGGAAAGTGCAAGCCGCAGTCGGTTGGTGTTGGCTGCGGCCATAAAAAAACCCGCTACAGAGGCGGGTTCGGGTGTGGGGTCTGCCGGTTGGTCCGGCGGTGGCGGAGGTGCCTTGTCGTAGGCCGACAGGTTCCAAGTGTTTTGCATGGCGGGCTTTTTGCCGATGCGGTCAACAAACCCATGGGCCAGCGCCTCTTCTGCTGTCATCCAGGTTTCCTGCTCCATCATGGCGGCGATGTCTTCGGGCTTTTGGCCGGTCTTCTCAACATAACCCGCAACAATGGTGCCCTCAACTTTTTCCAGCAGATCGGCGGTGTTGCGCATGTCGGTTTTGTCGCCGTAGGCCATGCCGCTGGCGTTGTGAATCATGAACAGCGCGCCCGATGCCATTTCAACTTCGCTGCAGGCAATGGCAATGCTGGTCGCAGCACTGGCACACAGGCCGTCAATGATGGCAACCGTCTTGCCCTTATACGACTGAATGGCAGCGATGATGGCCTTGGACTCGAACACGTCGCCACCGGGGGAATTCACGCGGATCGTCAGCGTCTCAGAGTCACCGGCCTGGGCAATGGCTTGAATCACGCTCATGGCCGACACGCCGTAATCGCTGCTGATGACGTCATAGACATAAATCGTGGCGTCGGCCTCGTTTTGCACCAGGTTCACCGGGCGCTTTTGACGCGCCAGGTTGTCTGTGTGCAGCTTCAGTAAATGCTTCATGGGGTAGGTGCCTCGGTTTGGGGGGCAGAAAGCTGCGCGTCGCGTGGATCGAAAATCACATCACCACCGGAAACAGGTGCCATGCCACGGGTTTTTCGGACTTCGTTGACAGTCATCCATCCCTGCCCGGTGCCAGGCCCTCCCAGCGCGGCGCGGTTGTAGTCCGCTTGGGCTTTGCTGTCGCCTTCGATCAGCGCGTCCCTGTCGAACTGGAGGAAGCGGCCCACGTTGCGCGGGAATAGTTTGCGGTTCAGCTCTTGCTCAATGCGAACCAGGTGGGGTTGCAGCGTGTAGGTAACGAAACCCCGGCTCATCGACTCCAGGCCGGTGCCGAAGCTGCTGCTGCTTGTCGTCTCGCCGATCATGTGCGGGGGGACACCAAAGGCGCGGGCAATATCAACGACTTGGAACCGGCGGGCTTCGAGCAACTGCGCGTCTTGGGCGCTGATGCTGAGTTCTTTGGCCTTCAGTCCCTCAGTCAGCACCAGTGGCAGGCGGTGAAAGTTGTCCGATCCGGAGTATTTGCGGACAAATGCACCCTGCAAGCGCTCGATTTGCTCGGCAGTCATCTTGGTGGGCGCTTCCAGGGCAATCGACGGGTGCGCGCCATTGGCGAAAAACTTGCCGCTGTAGTCGTCCATCGCCAGCGCATTGCCGGTGGCGTTTTTGGCCGCGTGCTGAATCACGCTCATGGATTTAATGCCGTCAAAGCCGAAGCCAGGAAAGTGCAGCACTTCGGCGGCCTCAAGCCAGGTGCTGATGCCGTAGTCAGGCAGGGTGACGTAGTAACGCACGCTCCCGTCAGGCTGTCGCATCGGGCTGACACAGCCGTGCGGCATCGGCAGCAGCTCGCGCACGCTGTTGTTCGCTCCCCGGCGTATCCAGGTGAAGGCATCGCCGCGCAACAACTGCCCGGCGCTCACGCCCTCCCAGTGTGACGCGGCGGTGAATTGCAGGCTGGGCTGTTCGTTGAGCTTGTACCAAAGGTCATCACGCGGCTGGCGTATTTTTATGTCGCCGTCGGTGCGGTAGGCGTGAATCGGCAGCGTGGCGATGGCACCCGCGATCTTTTGGACGCAGGCAAACACCGCTGCGACGCGCATGGCTGACAGCGGCGTGACAGCCTGGCCGGATGCGGACGGCGTGACGCCGAAGGCCTCCATGATTTCAGGCGAGTAAGCGATATTTTCCGGGCGCGGATCTTCCCGCCGCCCGTTCAGCATGGCAGCAATGCGGGAAAATAGGGTCATAGTTCGACAAAACCTTGGGTAATACCCGATGCTTCAGGGTTGAGCGACATCACGCCAGCCGCCATGATGGCCGCGACGATCAGGTCAATCCGGCCCGTGGCCTTCTCTTTACTCGGCTTGCGGTTGCCCGCGTCGTCGGCGGTGCAGATTGCGTTGTTCGCGCACCAGTTCATCACTGGGTGGTGCGGGTGCGCGATCTGGTTGTTCAAAAGCAGCGTTTCAAAGTGTTCAACAGCAGGACTCATGTCCTTGTAGCCCTGGCCGAAAGGCACCATGTCGGGCAGTGTGATGCCCTCGTCACTGGCCATCGCCAGTAAATCCTCTATGCGCCAGCGGTCGTAAGCAACAGATTGCACATCAAAAAACTCGGACAGTGCGGACAATCGCTGCGCCACCATGCGCTTGCTGACGGCCCGGCCCGGCGTTGTTTCCAGGTAGCCCAAGGTTCGCCACTGCACGTAGGGCACGCGGTCGTGGTCCGCCTTGCGCTGTAAATCTTCTTCGGGTAGCCATGCGAAGGGCACTAGCAACCACGGCTCACCATCTAGCACCGGCTCGACTAGGAGCACCAAGCCTGTCAGGTCGGTGGTGCTGGACAGATCAAGCCCACCCCATGCACGCCGCCCGCGCAACTCGCGCCAGTCAAATTCCCGGCCTGCTGCCTTCCAGACGTCGGCGCTAATCCACGGCGCTTCGGCCCCGGTCCACTCGCAAAAGTTCAGCCGCCGCACCATCGCCTCTTTAGACGGCATTCCACGCGCTTCGGTGACTTGTTCGCGCAGGTACTTGATGCCCGGCAAATCCGCATCCTGCAATGACGGGTTGCTTTTAAACCAGCACGCCTCGTCTTGAATCGGGTCGTCACCTTCGTCGAGGCTGCAGATGAAGGCGAAAAAGCCATCATCTATCTTGTCGCCAGCCGCCACACTAGCGCCGTACTCGTGGTACGCCCAGCATGGCCCTAACTTGTTGGAGCCGCTGTTCGTAATCATGAAAATCAGCGCCTGCTTGCGGCTCTTCGTGCCCGCCCGCATCATCTCCACCACCGTATTCGTCTTGTGCTCGTGTACCTCGTCAATCAACGCCATGTGCGGGCGTGGGCCGGATTGGCCGTCATCGCTGCTAATTGGCCTGAAAAACGAACCGGTTTGCAGGTAGGCCAGGTTCCAGATGTTTTGCCCGCCGCCCGATGTGGTTAGCCGCTTGGACAGCTCTGGCGACTGCTGCACCATTGCGACCGCATCGCGGAACAGGATCATGGCCTGATCCTTTTTGGTTGCCGCCGCGTAGACTTCGGCCCGCGCCTCGCCATCAGCAGTCAGCCCTTTCAGGCCGATGCCAGCGGCCAGCGGGGATTTGCCCGAGCCTTTGCCGGTTTCAACGTAGGCCACCCGGAAGCGCCTGGTGCCGTCGCTGGCCTTCCAGCCAAACAAGCTGCCGATGATGAAACACTGCCAGGGTAGCGGATCAAAGGCTTTGCCCTCGTAGTCGCCGCCGTTTAGCTTTAAGACGTTGCGGTAAAACCGGATCGCCTTGTTTGACTCTTCCAAGTCCCACACCAGACCGCGCTTTTTGCCTTCCTTGATGTCCTTCAGGTGCCGGGCGCAAGCGTTGCGAATGTCTGGGCCTGCGATGCGCTGGCCGCCGTGCACCTCGCTGGCGTACTGCGTGCAAGCGTCATCCGAAGAACTCTTTGGTGATGTCCTCGGCGCTTTGCTCATGGGGGGTCGCATTCACTTTTGATCGGGCTGATGGCGTCATGCCGAACTCCAGGGCATAACGCACCATGTCGGCCTTTGCTTTGTTTGCCGTCCCTACAAGCGGGTTTTGTATCGCTGTGCCGTTATGGGTCTTAACCATCAGCGCCCGGTTGTATTCGTCCTTGTCGGCCATGCGGGACAGCGCCCGCTCGGCCTGCGCCCACCGCCCGTAGGCTTGGCAGTACGCGGCCAGCACAGCACGGTCTAACTCCGTCATCAACCCAGCCCGGTAGAGCGTGCCGACTACGCGGCCCCATTCGACCTTAGCGTCAGTGTTCAGGAACTCAGGCGGCGTTGGCTCGGCCAGGTCTAGCTTGGCTTCTTTTTTGTTCAGCGCCCGCTTGCCGGGATTTCCCTTGACAAGTTTTAACGCCGTGGGCGACGGCTTGCGGCCTGAAGTCAAGTTGTGCAGTCGTTAAAAAAGCGACCGTCTGATTCAAGGGTCGCTTGCTTGCCGGTGAATTCCTGCCAGCGCTTCACGATCACGTCGCAGTAGACTGGGTCCAGCTCCATGCTGAGATTGACTCGACCAATTTTCTCGCAGGCGACAAGCGTGCTGCCACTTCCTCCGAATAGGTCAAGGACGACTGCGCCTCGTCGCGTTGTTTTATCAATGGCCTCTTCGGCCAATGCGACAGGCTTCTGTGTAGGGTGCTTGTATTCGGTTGCACCATCCTTCCCGACCTTCCATACGCTGCCAATGCGCTTACCAGTCAACTCTGCGCCTCGGTTGAAAACAAGTGCCATTTCGTAATCAGTAGAAAAGGTTTTCTTGAGATCGCCAATACCGCCGCCACCTTTTGACCAGATGACCATGTTTGTCGGGAAGCCAAGCCCCTTTGTGCTATCAAGCCACTTGTCAATGACTTTCCATGTCGTCCAGATGAAAACCCAGCCAGTAGAGCAGGCAGCGATCACAGGGGTAATATCCAAAATCACATCGTCATTTTTCAGGACTTCAAACTTTGCGGACTTGGTACGCATGTTCGATTGGTAGCTAACGCCATAAGGAGGGTCCGTGTTCACCATGTCGGCCATGTGGCCCTGAGTCAAAGCCTCAACCGCATCAATACTGGTCGAGTCGCCACACATAACCCGATGCTTACCGCACAGCCAAACATCGCCAAGCTTTGTCACCGGCTCGGCAGGCACCTCCGGCACGGCGTCCTCGTCGGTCAAGCCTTCGGGAATCTGCTCGGGTGTCAGCGCGTCAATTTCTTCTTGCGTGAAACCGGTTAGACCAAGATCAAACCCCATCTCGCCAAGCTCTGAAAGCTCCAGCGCCAGCAGTTCGTCATCCCATCCGGCATTAAGCGCCAGCTTGTTGTCGGCAATCACATACGCCTTGCGCTGCGTGTCGGTCAGGTTTGACAGCATGATCGTCGGCACAACGTCCATCGACAGCTTGCGCGCCGCCAGTACTCGTCCGTGCCCGGCAATGATGCCGCCATCCTGGTCAATCAGGATTGGATTTGTGAAGCCGAACTCCTTGATGCTGGCCGCGATCTGCGCCACCTGCGCCTCGCTGTGCGTGCGGCTGTTGTTGGCGTAGGGTATCAAGCCATCCAGCGGCAGGTACGTTATTTCTAGCTCGTCGGTCAAGTTGTAACCCCCGGTTCGTTTATCGCGGTTGTGAAAATAGAGGGTACCGGTCGGTTAACCGTTGCCGAACCCGTAGACTTTCACCCCCCCCTACCCTGCGTGATGACTCGCGGATGGCAGTCAGTCACGTCAGGACGGCCTGTGGCGTGTGTCGTGCGCCACGGGGTAGCCGTCTAGCCCTATCGTCTCGCGGTGCCTGTAGCCCATGTCTGTCGCCGTTTTACGGGCGTGGCATCCGTTCGGCCCAGCGCAAAGCACCTGCACGTTGTCCTCGGTGTCCTCGCCCTTCGCTCCAGCGGCGTCCAGCGCAATGATGTGATCCAGCTCAAACCCTGCGGGGTATGCACACAGCCTGCCGCACATCGCGCAGCAAGGTGATGCGGCCCACACACGTAAGCGCCTAGCCTGTAATGTGCGGCCCCTAATGCGCTTGTCAGTCGTCTTCATGTCCTGGCCTTACATGCGGTCTAACGCGGTGCCTGCGCTGTAAGCCTGCCGTTGCGTCACTTGCCCAATACCGTGCAGCGCAGCACGGCGGAGAGACACAGCCGTTTGCCCGCGACTGTCGCCGAGTGGGTTTCAGCGTGATTCCGGGTTGACAGGGTGTGGGCGCTGACCTGGTTGGCACATGGCCGCGTAGTTGTGTGTCAGGCCCACGAACGCAAAAAAGCCGCCTGTATCGCTACGGCGGCTGGTAAATTCTAGAGGTGGCTATGCCACTGCATAAATACTAACAGGTTTTTAGTGCGTCAACCATCTTTTTCAAACTACACCCGCATCAATCAAGCGCCGCATCAACCGGTTGCGAGCCTCAATCAAGATGATGGTGCGCTCCTCTGCGTCATCCGGCAGACGGGGTGAACGCCACACAGCCACGCCAGTCACCAGGTTGCGCGCCTGCAACTGCAACACGGTGCGGTGCGTCGGCTCCATGTCCATTACCTGCTCGTCAATCGTGGCCATCGTGCTGTTGTGCAGTGCACCATCAACGCCGTCGTCATCGTCCCGCGTCTTGTTAGGCTTGCCGCCCCTAAACATCGGCGAGGTGTTGATGCCGCCGACATGCTGATACCCAGCGGCCCAGCGGTGCCACGACTGAAGCAGATCGGACAGCAGGTTGTCGATTTCGTTGACCATCATGTTTTCCCCTTTATCCGTGCTGGCTTAAGCGCTGACCTTGGCAAGTTGCAACATGGCTTTTTTGATGTACGCCGCACCACCGCCAGAAGTGCCTGTGGCAGACTGCATCCCACTGGCAACGTCCAGCACACGGCGCGGCGTTATCTTCTTCGCTGACAGTCCAGCGGCAGTGACATCAATCAGTCCAGCGCCAGCGACTTCCCAGGCGCCACGCACAATCAAGTGCGTCCAAGCGTTGTCTTGTTCGGACCACAAACCATCAATCATGTCCATTGCCTGAATCAGTCGAGGCCTGTCGCTCTTGAGGTAGGTTTTGATGGCGTTGACAGCGCGGGTGGTGCCTTTTTTTGCCCCACCTGTGGCAATCACAATGCCGTATTCGTCCATCAGTGCCTGTGCTTCCAGCGCAATGGGCAGCTTGAAATGCACCTGCGCGACTTGACGTTGTGCAGGGGATGCCTTCACAGCACCTGGGCCGTTCATCAGATCAAACAGGTACGCCTCTGTTTTCGAGTCGCCTCGAATGACCTTGGCGGGTATCAAGTCAAACCGCGCCATGCGGTACAACTCCAGCGTGTGCAGCCCGTCGTAAATCCATAGCGACCCATCAGAGCGCTGCGACAGTGACACCGCCTTCGCCGCGCCTTCGTGAAAGTTCGCCGCCATACGCTTGACTCGCTTCATGTCGGTCAAGCGCTGGTATTCAGACGCGATATTGATCAAATTTATTTGCACGAATTTCAGTTGCACAGTCATGTTTTCCCCCTTAGTTGTTCTGATCCAGCGCGTCGCGTACTTGCTGCCGCGAATTGCATCTACCTGCAAACCAAGCAAACAGCTGGCGGGAATCGTCTTGCGCCATCGGCGGAGGCGGCCAACCTGATGTGGTCGACTGCGCTACGTTTTTAGTAGCTGCGTGGGCCATGAACACGAGGGCTGCAGCCACTATGGGAGTTCCCAACTCATTTTGATGCTTGCATTGAGTGCGCGTCATGCGGCCTCCGTCCAGGCTGGCAACACCACACCCCGGTCAGCGGCGATGAAATACAAAAATTCAATCCATTCGGCAAACTGCGCTTTGGTGAACTTGCTGGTGCGCTGTCCAAGCAGCACTACACCGCCGTTCAAGCCCATGGCCAGCCGTACCGATTCGCCCTTGAAAGCAGCGGATAGCACGTCTTTCCAGTCATCGGGGTCCATGGTCACCATGCGGCCATCCACCGGCCATTGCAGCGACTTGCTGAACACCGTCAGTAGTGGCCACATCAGGCGGTTTTGGGCTTGGCTGCGCGTTTCTGGCTTGATCGTCAGCACCCAGCGTTTTCCAGCCTGCAACACCCCGGCCAGGAATGGAAATGCTTGCGTCTTGATGGCCTCCCAGCCCTGCTGTCTGTTGTGCAGCACCAACGTCAACGTGTTGTCGCTCATGCAGCCTCCCGCAGTTGCAGTTCCAACGCGGCCAGCAGGTTCCACGCGGCTTGGGCGTGGTGCAGACAGCCCGTGTCCGCGTCGTGTGTCTCGCCCCGGGCCATGGCAAGCGAATGCCGGGCGAAGGCGTCCATGTAGCGCTCCTGGCCATCAGGCACGCACACCCAGCCGCCAGGCGTGTACTTGGCAGCGCCTGCGGTAGTGACCTGGGCCACAGCCTCTAGCGCGTTGGCAAAGCCGGATATGCACAGCCAGGCGCGTGACTTGCCCGCGTCCAGCTTGGCACCGGGCTGGTGCGGGTCGCGGCCTGTCGGGTCGGCTTCGTGGCTCATATCAACCCCTTGCTTTTGAGAATCACGAGTGAGCGCAAATGGCCATGGAACCAGTCAAGGTCAACCTCTGAGCGCGTCATGTGCGGTACACCCGCCAGCTGGTCGTAAGCCATATCGCACGATGTGCAGGCGTAGGCCCCGCACTCGTCGATTGCCTTGATGCCCTTGCCTTTACCAGCTGCACCGTGCCGTGCGTGGCTCCAGATGGTTTTTGCCGGGTCGAACGTACAGACGCCGGGGATGCGCACTTGGCAGTCTTCGCCGTTGGCGCTCTTGGTGATTTTGCTCATGCTGGAATCACCCCCAGCACGCGCAATGCCGACTCAGGCCCATCGACAACAGCAAGCGCCCCGCCCTGCCATTTGCCATGCCACACAAGCTGGTCAGGTGTCAGTCGGCGTGCTGATGGCACCTTGGCGCCGTCTTTGACTTCGATCAAGATGGTGTGATTGCGAAAGCCGACAAGCAAGTCAGGCACCCCGGCGCCGACGGCGGCCAGACTCTGCACTGTGGCGCCAGCAGCGCGCAAGGCCGAAACTATTGCGGTTTGGTTCGCGTCAACCTTTGCTGCGCGCCTCATACCCGCCCCACCCAGCCTTTACCAGCCACGGCCCGATTCATGTGCCGCCTTTCACAAGCGAGATTGCTTGATCTGTGCTGAACCCAGCCTCAACATAAGCGTCGAACTTGGCCTTCTTCTCTTTCGCGTCTGCGGCGTACAGCTCCAGAATCATCGGCCACCGGTCGGCCTGAGTCTTCATAGCCTGCGCAAAATCAATCGCCATCATTTTTTCAGTCGGCTTCATACGCCCCCCCATTAAGTTGATTGAAAATTTCCGCCTGGCCTTGGTAAACAGCGTCTTGCAGGCGGCACAGCGCTTGGGCTTGGTGGCGGCAACCGTCATACCCGCCCCGCCCAAGCCAGCCGCCTGGCAATCTGCGCTTCATCAGTGCGCACGAACTGGGTGCATGTGTGCGTGTCGGGGTAGCTGTGCCAAGGCTTGTCCACAGCGCACTGGTTGAAGCCCTGGCGGGTTAGCGTGCCGCTGCGTAGGTGTTTGCAGAGTAGGCACGTCATTGCGGCACCCCCAGCACGGCATCGGCGAATGAAAATCGGTATTCAATGTCGCCCGTCAACTCCAGCGCCTGATTTACCAGCGACTGGCACATATCGGCCCCATTTCGGCGGGCATCGAGAATCTGCTGGGCTTCTTGGTAGCTCATGCTGACTCCCGCTCAACAGTCAAGCCCAGCGCATCCCGGGCGCATCGCAGGCTGTAAGGCGTAATCCTGTCACCGCTGTCATGGCGCTTGACGATCCGGCGTGCCCATTCCTTGCTGTCGCTGCGTGCTGGCGCCGGTGCCATGCCAGCCAGCACAATTGCCACGATTTCCGGGCTGGCTTTCGGTGCCTCCAGGCGCGGGGCGTCTTTTGACGGCGCGGCGCGGCACAGGTTGCGAAACTGGATGACGTTCGGGCAGCGCTCAGGCAGGCTATCCAGCGCGTAGCGGATGGCCGACGGGTTGCCAGCGTAGCCGCTCAATTCGTAGCCCCAAGCGGTTTTAACGTCCGACATCGGGGTACCCTCCCACTGACGTGTCCACTGCGCCCCGTAGGTGCCTGCCAGGCGCACAAATAGCCAATCAATGGACTCAGCCATCGTCACAAGTGTTGTGCTGTTCATGCGATTCTCCGAATAGGGGTGGTTTGGGCTTCAATCACGTCGCGGCGGGCGTTGGCCGGTAAATCCTGCTCAGGCCACTTGCGGCCCGACATCAGCTCCCATGCTTCGCGTTTGGCACGGGCGTCGCGCTCCGAGAACGACTCGGCGCTGTTGTGCTTGCTGGCTGTCATGGCGGCGGGGCCGTTGCGCTTGTTGCGTTGGGCAAACTTCGCTGCGTTGCGCGTCCATGTCCGAAATGCGGCTTGCCAGTCGGTAAACAGGGAGCCGTTGGCTTGGTGGTGGTCGGTGAAAGCCGCCAGCTCACCCGGGACGTTGACACCCAGTGTTTCTGCCAGGCTTTCCGCCGTTGCATCGGGCTGGAAGCTTTCTGGCAAAACGCACTGACGTATCGTTTTCTTTAATGATGGTTCTGTGATGGTTCCATGATGGTTATATGCGGGTGCAACTGGCTGCACCCTTTCGTGTCGTGGATTGCACCCTTTAGCACCGTCAGTTGCACCCTTTTTGCGGGGTGCAATTTCTGCACCCTTTATCCAATCAAGCGAAATTTGGTACTCACGGTGCTGATTTCGGCCACCGTTACCGGAGTTCACCAGAATCAGCCAGCCGTCAGACTCCATGCGCCGCAACTGGTATTGCACGCTGCGTTCGGCTTGTCGGGTTTTGCCAGCCAGATGCTTGATGCTGGGGAAAATTCGCCCGCCATCATCACTGGCGTGGTCAGCCAGCGCCAATGCCAGCAGCATTTCTCCGCCGCCGTTGGGATAGCGCTCAAACACGGCGCTCATGACTTTTATGCTCATGCGGCCACCTCGCCAAACAGTTCGGCTAGATCAACCCCATACACCGCACCCCAGGCGCCAGCAGGCCATGCCTGTGCTTTGCCGTAGCGTGCACAGGGCACAGTCACGGATGTAGACGCATTGCCCTTGCACCATGCCTTGAGCGGTCGCCAGTCTTGTTTGCCGAACTTCTTGCCGCTGGCACCTTCAACGGCGATTACCGTAGCGTGGCGGGTGTTGAAACCCAACTGATCGCGCAACTTTGTCGCTTCACGGGAGAACTTTGAAGCGGTCGCCATGGCAGTAGCGACTTTCTTGTCGCCAATCTGCGCTTTCGTAGCAATGGCGTGGTCGCGCTGTTCGATAGCAATCAAACGGCCCTGTTCACTTGCCATCGCCAGCTTGAGAATGTCCATCGTTGACAGCTCAATAGGTGCCTTTGCTTCCAGATCCTGCCAGCGGTCAACCAGCCGCGCTGTGAATTCCGGTGAGAGTTGGGCCACCACGACAAAGCTGTCGCGCTTTTCAAGCAGATAGACAGTTTCGACCACCCCATTTGCAGCCTTTTTCCCGTCCTCAATTTGAGGATAGGAAATCACGCCAGCATTTGCGAGGTCCGAGACAGTGCGCTTGACGTTGTCATGGCGCTTTTCAACCAATTCCGCAATCTCGCGGCTGGTCATGGTCTTGACGGCGTTGCCAATAATCGAAAGGTCGTTCATAATTACTTTGCTTTGAAGCAACCCACCCGAGCTGTTAGTGCAGCGCTGACGGTGGGTTTTTTTATTTGCGGCTGATAAAAAGCGCAGCCACACCGCTCATTCATACAGTGCTAAACCGGCCCTTGGCGGGCTTTGATTTCGTGGCCTGTAACGTGGCAATGGAGTCGCGCTTGGGCACCACCAGCGAAGCGACAAGCCGGGCATATGCAGCCCGGCGCTTGTCGAGCTTGGCAACCAGCGTTTTGTCAGCACTGGACAGCGCGCAGGCTGCAGGCGATGTGAGGTCAAAAGTCGGCGTGACAGCCGACGTATGGGTAGGCTTTTGGCCTACAGCCTCCCCTGCTGCATCGCGGTAAATTTGATCTTCAGGAAGTGCGGCCACGTCTGGCTGGCTGGCTTGTGAAGGGGCTTGGTTTGACATATAAATCCGATGTTTTTAAAAGTAGCGGATCACACGGCGGCAACAACGCTGCCCGACCGCACAAGCAAATGCTGCTGGGCGCGATCCGTCAGCGGCAGCTGTTCAAGCGTCAAGGCACCACCCGACACAGTGACAAACACATCCGCCATTCCCAGACCGATTTGTTTCTTTGCGTAGGCAATCTGGTTGCAATAGCCCCGAGTCGTCTTCGCTTTTTCAACGAACTGGTCGCGACCGATCGGGGTCATGCCGAGATAGAAAGTTTTAAAGTCCATGCGAATAGTTTACCCGAAGGTAATCTACTGTCAATGCCTGAAGGTAAAACACCTAGTGGCATTCTTCGGGTCATGGATGTTTACGACCGGCGACGTGCCAAATTGAAAGAGCTGCTTACACACGTAAGTGCGGCGGAACTTTCACGCAGTTCTGGCGTGGCAGCCAGCTATATCAGCCGTTGCTTGCGTGAGCCAGGCTCAGATGGCTACAAAAATATGGGTGAGTTGATTGCGCGAAAGCTAGAAATAGGGGCGCGCAAGCCAGAAGGTTGGATTGACGCAACAGATGATGAAACGTCAGTCAACCAAGTAAGTCGATTTGCTGAAATAGACCTAACCAACAACCCCGACTACCCAGCTATTCGCCGGGTGCGATTCAGGCTGTCGGCTGGCGCCAGCGGCTTCGCCATTGAGTACCAAGACGACGAAGACACTCCTATAGTTTTCGGCAGCGGCTGGTTTGCAAAACAGAACCTCAAGCCCGATAAGCTGTTTGCCGTAAATGTTTCAAACGGCAGCATGGAGCCAGGGTTGCATCATGGGGATGTGGTGGTGGTCAATACGGAAAGCACGGAACCCAAGGACGGCATCGCGTTTGCAGTCAACTACGAGGGCGAGTTGATCATCAAGCGCCTGATTCGTGACGCTGGCGAATGGTGGCTTTCAAGTGACAATCCAGATCAGCGCCGTTATCCGCGTAAGCTATGCGGCCAGGATGTGTTTTTGGTTGGCGAGATCATTCAGAAGCAAAGCCAGCGAATTTAAGCTGCATTTACGTGCCCCATGTCAAAGAAAAGCAATGTATGAAAACCTGGTTTCTTTTAATAATGACAGCGCTAGCCACGGCGGCAGTGCAAGCCCAAACCTTAAAACCGTGGGTTAAAGAGCCATCTGCAATCTTTGGTATTTCGATTGGCCAGCCTTTGGACACCGATAGACTTGACAAGTGTGGCGGTAAAAGGGCTGATCCGTTGAAAGAACGTGTGCCAGCTTGCATCATGTCGGATAGCAGTAGTGGCAATTTAACGCTCTCCGACTTCCCTGGTGACTTATTTGACACTGGATTTATTCAAACCAATGACGGCGTGGTTGCTTCTTTGTTGTTAAAAGCACCGCACTCTAAATTTATCGAAGTCAGACAATTGTTGATTGAAAGGTATGGCAAGCCAACTACTTTTGAGATGCAAACACTTCAGAACGGTTACGGTAAAAAGTTTAGTTCTGAAGTCATGGTTTGGGCAGGAAAATCCATCACCCTTACAGTCTCAGAGCGCATGAGCGACACAAATGTGTCAGGTGTGTATTTTGGTAGCAATGCACAGTCTGCCGCAAACAGTTCTGGCAGGAAAAAGTCAATCCAAGACGCTTTAAATAAAATGTAGCGCACACAACCGCAGCTGCGTCAGTCCAGCGTGCACTACCCCAACCGCCAACTTGGCGGTTTTTTTACGCCTGTCTCCTGCGATTAAGGGTTTACACCCGAAAAACATTTCACAAATGTTTACCTGTGGGTATTGACTATGTGATTACCTTGGGGTAAAGTTGCACCAAGCGCAAACCAAACAGTCTGCGCGGTAGATCAACACACAGGAGCAAGTCACATGCAAGTCGCAAATTTTGAACAGGCCGCAGTCGCGCTGATTGCAGACACCCGGCGCACCAGCGCATACCAGGTACTGCGCGAATTGCGCCCCTGCCACCCTACCAGCGGCGAGCTTGTGATGCTCATCAACGTACTGGCAGACCGCGTGGCGCGCAGCCAAAACGGCATGAGCGAAGCCGCCCGCTGCGAGATGCTGGGCTACTTGGACGCTGCTGCAGACGTGGCCATGGCAGCAGACGACGCCGAGCAGGTGTCAGCATGAGCGCCGATATCAAACTGTGCGCTGTACTGGCGGCATTACCGGCCGATGCACCGTTGTCTTACTTCCCGAGACAACACGCTCACGTTTATGGGGACGTGTACGGGGACAACGACAAGTACGTGCACTACTACGCTGTTGACCCCTCTGATTGCTCGCTGGGAAACAAAGGCGAGTGGACGCTGCATTTAACCAGGATGGACGCGCAAGGCAGACGCTGGTCCGCCGCTGGCGGCAAATTTACACGGACAGCAAGCGGCGAATTTGTGGCGGTGACAGCATGAACAACGCCTTCAAAACCGCCTTGGGCGTGACAGCCTTCGCCCTGCTGCTGATGGCTGGCTCAATTGACGGTCCAAGCGACACCCAAGCCGCCGAGGACGTGGCCAGCGAACTGACCGGCGCACCGCTGATGGCTGACCAGGCCGCACGCTGCGAGCATCTCTACGGCGCTGATGTGCAGGTTTTTGTGATGGACGGCCAGCATGTTGTTTGCCGCCCGGCGAATGTTGCGAGGGCTGTGAAATGAGCCGCGATCAAGGCCCCCGCCGCATCCCAACGGTCACGCGCTGGTATCACCGCCGCACTGTCAAGGACAGCACGCTGCTGTGGAGCTGGCTGGCGCTGACGGTATTTTTTGCATCACTGGCGCTTTCTGCCGGTATCTTTTTAGGAGCATAAAACATGACGCTCGTTCAATCCCTGCGCTTTGAGTACATGCTCTCGCGCCGCTGTCACAGCGCCCCCGTGGCGGCTTTCATGGCCCTGCGCGAAACACTCAAGCTCACCCCGTTTTGAGGCAAGTTGCTGGCCTTTTTCAGCAACACGGCTTTGGATTTGTGCCGACTTACAAACCGAACTTAAACGATAAATATCATGCCAAAAATCTCCGAAATGCTCCCATCTTCCTACCTCAAACAATCTGATTTTGATGAGGGTGGAATCATCGTGACAGTCAGCCGCGTTGAGCAAAAAAACGTTGCACGCGAAGATGAGCCGCCAGAAAACAAGTGGATTGTGTACTTCACAGAGTACGAAAAAGCGATGGTTTTGAACACCACCAACATCAACGGGCTTGCCAAAGCTTGTGGCAGCGACGACACCGACGACTGGCCAGGCAAGGAAGTTGTGGTGTATGTAGACCCGAATGTGGGCTACGGCGGCAAAACCACAGGCGGCTTGCGAATCAAGAAGTACAACGTGCCGGCAGCGCCTAAGGTAGCCGTGCGCCAAGCTGTGCAAGAAGCACCACCCTTCTGATGCCAGTCAAAGACCCAGCCGCTTACGCCAAAAGCCCGAAAGGGTTTGCGGCCAGGGCACGCGCCCGGGTGAAGTACCTGGCTAAGTACAAGGCAATTCAGGCCGCCAGGCTTGAGATGCCCATCACCGCGCATTGCATTCAACCACTTTTAAGCACCTGGGGACGATCATGAATATTTCACTTTATCAAGCTGTCATTGAAAAGCAGAATGCAATCATGCTGTGCTGTGACGAGGATGGTGTGATTGACACCGACAAACTAGACATGATTGACGGCACGTTCCACGATAAAGCTGTGGCATGTGTAGCAGTGGCAAAAACATTGCGAAACCAAGCGCTAGGACTGATTACGCAGCGCGACCAATTGCTTTGGGAGTACCAGCGAGAAATTAATCGCCTAGAAATCAACGTTGCCAAGCTTCACGGCAATATCAAAGCGGCAATGCAAGCCACCGGCACGTTCAGTATTCAATCCGACGATGGACTACTTAGGGCGCGCCTTCAAAACAACCCACCCGCTGTTGAGGTGTATGAGCGGGGACTGATCCCCGCCGAGTTCATGACGCAGCCAGTGGCGCCAGCACCAGCGCCAGACAAGACGGCCATTAAAGCTGCTCTGAAGCTCGGCATCGAGGTGCAGGGCTGTCGCCTGACGCACGGCGTGAGCTTGCGGGTGAGCTGAGATGAGCCACGGACGCAAACCCCGCCAGCCGCGCTGGCCCGCTAACAACCTGGCGCACGAGTCCACGGTTCACAAACTCAGGACGTTTGACGCCGACGAATCAGCTGAGCTTGTGAATGAAGCGCGCATGGCCTGGCATCACCTGACGCACGGCAAAGGTACGAAAGATCACTTTGATACGCTGGGCAACGCCCTGAATGCCACGCTGATTTTGAGTGAGCCTGTCGGCCAGCAGGCGGTAGATATTGCCGTCAGCGCGCAGCTTGCTGCCGTGTCGATGCAGCAGCGCTACCACCGCACCGGCAGCTTTGGAGCGGATGCCGCAGCGCTGGAGCATGTGCCTGCCGGGCTGGACTTGTTTGAGCAGCTCATGGGTTTTAGCAACCCTCTGCAGCTGGTGCGAGCTGTTGAGCAGTCGTGGCAGCGAATTAGAGAAGGCGACGTGCTGGCATCGGCACACCCGAAAAATCAACAACGGACGTCAGCATGAAACACAAACACTACGACATGATTCTGCTATGGGCTAACGGAGCAGCCATAGAGACGAGTTACGCAGAGATTAAAACAAACTCCGCAACTTTTTGGGAGCCTGTAGAAAACCCACATTGGCTTGAAAGCCAGAGTTACCGCGTCAAACATCCAGCGAAGCCTTGCCCGGAGAGGATGGAAGAGTATCTCAATGCGCTGCTGTTTCTTTGCGCTTTGAATAATACCGATACCCCGCTTGCAACCAAAAAATCTATTTTGCTGGCCCTCCAACCAAAGGAATAAACATGACACCACCCAACGGCAAAGCTTACAGCAACAAGAAGTCAGCAAAGAAAAACGCAACCAACCCGCTGACGAAAGACCAACTCAAAGCACTTGACCCCTTTCAGCAGTGGAGCCCATCTGATCTTCATACATGGGTGCTGCGCCAAGCATCCCACCTTACATCGGCAGCTGCCGATAGACTGGAGTTTGACACTGCCGCCGGGGCACTTGAAAACATGCCGCAGCCAGTCATTGCGTCAGTAGGCTGGCAGTTGGTGCCGATTGAGCCAACGCAGGAAATGATTCAAGCGATGGCAACTGCTTGGGCTAGTTGTGTCAATGCAAACGACCCTAACGAGTGTGTTGCCGAGTATCGCGCCATGCTTGCAGCCGCCCCCGCCGCCAGGGCACAGCCAGTCATTGCGCCACGTCTGCCTATGACTGAAGAGGACTTGCCAAGCTGCCCTGACCATTGCTGGCACTGGACCAGCGTAGAAAAACAAGTGCTGCTCGATTGGGGTAACAAACTGACAGCGCCTACACACACCCCACAGCCAGTCATTGCGCCAGCGTTAAGTCTGACTCACGAAATGATTGACGCCGCATACCGAAAAGTCTGGTCAACAGTGACGCACAGAGAGCGTTTAGCGGCGTTTGCTTATGAAATCGAAGCCGCCATCAAATCAGCTCACCTCATCACGGGAGACAAGTCATGACCGAATCAGAAAAAGCAACACCGCAGCCAGTCATTGCGTCAGAACCGACGCTGAGCCAGTATCAAAATTACAACGGCGGGTGGAGCGATTTTATAGACGAGAACCACTATCTTGACACGGTAGCAGATGGTAAGTGCCGCGTTCGATCGCTCTACGCCGCCCCGCAGCAAGTCATTGCGCCACCGCAGTCGGACATCACCGAACTTCTGGCCCGATTACAAGCGGCTGAAGCCGACGCTGCAAAGCTCCGCTGGTTACTTGAAAACAACTGCGACTGGAGCTGGCAACCCACTCGGTTCAACGCTGAAATCATTTCAGGCTTTACTCACAAAAGTACAAGCTATTTAGGCTATCAATTTAGTGATTCTGTTGACGCAGCCCGCGCAAAGGGGGAAGCATGACCACGAACCAGGCCGCAGCCGTAGACCCAGATTACTTCTGGCGTCCTATGGCCGACTGCCCGCGCAATGCCAAAGTGCAGCTGCTCGGCGAAGGCGGCGTGGCGATTTACAGCACGTTTGACGGTAAGGACAACGGCTGGCAGGGCAGGGCTGGGCGCCGCTGCCGAAGATGCGGAAAGAGGTGACAGCATGACGACAGCACATTCACCCGAGGCCATTTTGCAGCGCCTGGACATGCTGACCACGGCATTTATTGCCATGGCGCGCGTCACTGGCGCACGCCTGACACGCACAGAGGTGTGTGAGCGCCTGGGCATTCACCGCAACACCGTCGCGGCGTTCATTGCAGACAAGGGCTTTCCGACCCCTACGCGGGATGGCAAGTGGCTGCTGGCCGAGGTGGTAAAGTGGGAATCACAGCGGTAGCGTTACTTCAGCTTGGCGGCAATATCCGAAGCCTTGGGGTTGAAGTACGTCAGCGCCTGGCTGGTGTTCTTCCAGCCAAACACCTTGCACAGCTCCAAAATGTGCAACTGTCCGGCCATTCGCGTCGCTGCGGTGTGCCGGGCATCGTGGAACGTGAAGCCATTCAGCTTGGCCCGCGCCCGCGCACGCCGAAACAGCGCGTCCAGTGTTTCGGCAGACACGCCTACAACCCGCACATCATCCCAGCCGCGCAGCCTTGCCACAATCTTTTGCGCAACGGGTGAAAACGGCACATCCCGGCTAACGCCTGTCTCAATATTCTTGACATTGTGGGCAGTGCAGTAGGTTTGCCGGACGTCAGCCCACAGCAGGCCGCACAGCTCACCGGCGCGCATCCCGGTGGCCAGCGCCAGCAAAAAACAAGCTGCAACAGCTTGTGACACCGAACGCACATGGCCGCGCTGGTGTCCGAGGGCACGCAGCACCCCCCGAATTTCCCGCGAACTCACCACGCGCTTGCGGTGCGCCGGGCTGGACGGCTTTTTCACCTCCCGGATGGGGTTGACGGTGATCCACCGCCACTCGGTGCGAGCCGTCTCCAGCACGGACGATAGTAGCGTCATGTCGCGCAGCACCGTGCCGCGTGAGGTGTCCACCAGCCGCCTGTCGCGCCAGGCCTTTAGATCGTCGGCGGTGAATTTGGCCAGCAGCTTGTGAACCGGCAAGCCGTGGGCGGGCTTTTGGAACGCCGTCAGCCGGACGATCTCCCAGTGCTCGCCCCGGCGCTTGGGCGACTCCTCATCGGCAAACCGGCGCAGCGCGTCCAGCAACGTCTTGTCCGTGCCTTTGCTGCCGGTGACATCGAGCTTGGCCTGAGCCAGTGTCGCCACTTGGAACGCTGTTGCCTCGCGTGCGGTGTCAAAGGTTCCGCTGTAGCGCTGGCCGCTGGACTCGAACTGAATACGCCAGGTGCCTTGGGCGGTTTTTTTGGCTTTTGCCATCGGGGGGTGATTCGGGGGGATTGTGGGGACACAACTTGTGCCAGGTAGTGCAACTGCTGCACAACACCACCATCATAAGAGCCGTTTTGTGCGTGTTACAGCAGTGGATGCACTGTGTTGCACAAAAGCTTGGTGCCTGAGACCGGAATCGAGAATGCCCTATTCATGCGGGTTCGGACAACAATGTGGGGGTTTTTCGCGGGGACAGCTTTTTTATGCCGCCAATTCGGCTCAGTTTGCCGGTTCTTGGCGAAGGCCAGATTGTGCCACCGTCAGCCTAGCGCCAGCCGACGCAAAATCACAATGCACCGTTCCACAGCCGCCGCTTTGAGCAGCTTGCCACTGTCGCGCAGGCTGGCGCGGTAGGCAGACAGGGCTTCTATGGCGGTTTGGAGTTCGATCATATAAGTGCCGTCTTTCCGGCTGTCACGCAATCTTGCGGGGGCAGCGTTTGCCCCCACTTTCCGGCCCCGACGCAATCACACATGGGCCAGCAGCAATCTATTTAGTAACCGCAGGAGCCTGCGCGATGATCTCGGTCTTGCGGCCACTCTCAGCGGTGCTTCCAAGCCAGAAATTAATTACCTGCCCGAACGCCACCCCGAGCGCGCCGAGCATCAGCAGCATGGCCTGGTTGTCCTCGGCCCTGAACACGCCAGTCATCATGCCGGTCAGCAAGCCGAGAAACCCGCAAGTGATGATGATCGACAGCGCCGCAGGAATCGGGCTTCGCGTGGCCTTCTGCATGTCACGGGCATCCTTGCGGTCGCCAGCGGCCAGCGCCTCTAAATCCGTAATCTGCTTGAAGCCCAGCAACTGCATTTGTAATGCAAAAGCATTATCGGCTTCTTTAAGCGCCAGCATCTGTTCAGGGGTTGCCCCGCTGATGGTTTGCTTGATGGCGTCGGTCGTCTTGTCAGTCAGGCCGAGGGCGTTGGCGGCGGCTGTGACTGCCATGCCGCCCAGCGGCCCGCCGATTGCCGTGCCAATCCACGGCGAGATGGTCCGCAAGAGGGTGCTGAAGTCCATGTCAGGCCCCGATCAGATTCGACGCGATGCGCCTGGCCCAGCCGCCGCCA